CCCGCCAGCCGACAGCTTTGCGCAAACCCTGAGCGCCATCCGCACGGGCGACGTGGCTGGTGTAGCGCCGCCACGCCCGATCATGCGGTTTGTGGCCTCTATCGGCGGCATCGACCCGAAATCGCCCATGGCCGAAGAACTGCGCGCCATTGGCGTCACCAGCAGGGACATGCCCGGCCTGTTCAAAAAGGACGGCGCGCAGCATCTGGACAATGTGCCAGTGGGTGAGGCGGCCGAGGCTTTTCCCGGCCGCACTGATATTGGTGATGGCAATGGCTATGTCAGCCGCCAGGCGTTCATCGATGGCATGGCAACTGAAGTGGCCCAGCGCAGCGGTGATATCACTGCCCTGGCCGAACAGCGCGCCTTTTATGAGCGGCGCGGCATCGACTTTGAAACCATGAGCGACCAGGCCATCATGAGCCGCATGGCCGCCATCGATGGCACCGAGCGCGCCTATGCCGAGGCGGGCCCCAATGCGCGGCTTGAGACCGCTGACCTGGTGCGCCAAGCCAGCCGCCTCGCCGGGCCCGGTGTGCCTGACAAGGTGATCCGGGCGGCCGTGGATCTGCACCGCATGGAAAAGGAACCGCTGGCCAGCGCCGTGGAATGGGCGATGAGCGACGCCGCCGGCGTTTCCCGCACACTGCCCGACAGCGAATTTGCCGGATCCAGTACCGTCCCTGCCCCGCATGGGCTGGACGATCCGGCACAGGTGACGCCGGAGGCATCGGACTGGAGCGCTGAACTCAAGGCGCTGCGCGAGACAGATCCCGAACTGGCCGACGCCCTGGATAAGCAATATGGCGCCGATGTCGAGCGCCCGGCCGCATTGGCCAAAATTGTCTCTGACTGCCCATTCTAGCCGCATAAGGATATCATTATGCCAAGCCTCAAGACCTGCCTGGACGCGGCTGTCAGCAAAAAAGAGATCGAGCAGGGCGATGCCGATCGGCTCAATGCACTCTACAATGGCTTTCGCCGCCGCGCTGCCGACGACATGGGCGAAGGGCTGGCAGCGGCCGAGGCCAAGCGCCAGCTCGAGGCCCTGCTGAAAGCCGAGACCGAGCACCAGAAGCGCAAGGCCAAGCTGGGGATTTCAAGCATTCGCCGCATTGCGGCAGATCTGGATGCCTATCGTACGCCAACGGGCCAGAAGGATATCGGCGCGGCTGCAGTGGCCATGCTCGAACACGATGGCACGGCCAAATTCACCAGCGTTGCCGGGCAGGAGCGCGCCATTGTTTCACGCGCCCATGCGATGATGGAAAGCCTGCTCTATCAGTTCCGTCGCTCAGCGATCGCAGGTGACAAGATCCGGCACAATCAGGCGCAATTGCCCAATGTGGTGCGCGAAGCCTTTGGCGAAAAGACCGACGACCTGGCGGCCAAGGGGCTGGCCGAGACCTGGGCACAAACATCGGAATATCTGCGCCAGCGCTTCAACGCCGCCGGCGGCGCCATCGGCAGGCTGGAAAACTGGGGCCTGCCGCAAATGCACGATGCCCGCGCCCTGCTATCGGCAGGCAAGCAGGGCTGGATCGACGCGATCAAGCCGATGCTGGATGCCAGCCGGATGCGCCACCCCCTCAGCGGTCAGCAGGTTTTGCCGCAGGAGCTTGATCATATTCTGGGGGAGACCTGGACAGGCATTGTTTCGGGTGGCTGGGACAGCCGCGATGCCTTGCGCCAGCCCTTTGGCAAGGGCGCGCTGGCCAATCAGCACGCCGAGCATCGGTTTCTGGTCTTCAAAGATGCCGACACATGGCTGGCCTATCAGCGCGATTTTGGTGGCGGCGGCGATCCCTTCGCGGCCATGATGGGCCAGATCAACCGCATGGCCAAGGATATCGCGGCCATGGAAGTGCTGGGACCGAACCCGCAATCGACGGTGGATTTTCTCAAACAAGCGGTAATGAAGGAAGCCGGGCTAAAAACCGCTGGCGAGAAATCGCGCTTTGCCGGCAGCGCCGCCGGCGCCGAAAACCGCGCCAGCAAGATCACCCATGAAATCGACAATCTCTGGTCATCGATCCGCGGCACGCTCAATACGCCCGTGGGCAACCAGCTGGCGGCGATTGCGGGCGGGGCGCGCACGTTCATCACCAGCTCGGTACTGGGCAGCGCGGCGCTGTCATCGGTGACCGATATCGCCAGCCAGGCCGTGACCCGCCACTTCGCTCTGGGCGCCGGCGGCTCGCCCATCGGCGTGGCCAAAGACATGATCTATGCGCTGACCCCATCGGGACGGCGCGAAGCGGTGAGCGCCGGGCTGATCCTGGACGCTGCCCAGCATGTCATGCACCAGCAGGCCCGTTATGTCGGCACCATGCAGGGGCCACAATGGGCCAATTACATCGGCGATCGCGTGCTGACCTATTCGGGGCTAACCCCGTTTACCCAAGGCGGCAAACATGCCTTTGGCCTGGCCTTCATGCACGAGGTGGCCAATGCACGCGGCAAGGCATGGGGCGATCTGCATCCGTTTTTCCGCAATACCTTTGGCCGCTTTGGCCTGAACGAACGCGACTGGGCAACGATCAATCTGGCCGGCGTCCACAATACCGAAAGCGGCTTGACGCTGTTGCGGCCCAATGAGATTGCCGTGCATCGGCCCGAGCTGGCCGACCGCTATATCAACATGATCCTGACTCTGACCGGCTATGCCGTGCCCGAGGGCAGTCACCGCAGCCGATCGGCATTGCTGGGCAATTCGCGCGCCGGCACCTGGAGCGGCGAGTTCTTGCGCAGCGTTGCCCAGTTCAAGAGCTTTGGCGCGGTATTTGCCATGCAGCATGGCGGCGAAGTGTTTCGCCGTATGCGCGGCAAGGACTATGCCGGGGCCGCGACCTATGCCGGCAGCATGCTATTGGCCACCACCCTTTTGGGTGGGCTCGCCATGCAGCTCAAATCGGTGGCGGCCGGGCGCGACCCGCAGCCCATGAACACCAGCGCCTTTTGGGGCGCAGCGCTGCTGCAGGGCGGCGGTATCGGTATTTATGGCGATTTTCTGTTTTCCGATATCAACCGCTATGGCGGCGGGCTGCAGGGCGCGCTGAGCGGCCCGCTGATCGAACGGGGCGGCGACTTCATCAATCTGACGCTGGGCAATGCGATCGAGCTGGCGCAGGGCAAGGAAACCAAGTTCGGCCGCGAATTGCTCAAGTTCGCCCGGGGCAATATCCCGGGGGGCAATATCTGGTACACGCGGCTGGCCTGGGAGCGGCTGGTGCTCGACCAGGTGCAGTTTCTCGTCGACCCCGAGGCCAATGCTGCCTTCAAGCGCAGCCAGCAGAGCTGGAAAAAGGATTTCGGCCAAAGCTTCTGGTGGGAGAAGGGCAAAACAGCGCCAAGCCGCGCCCCCAATCTGGGCAATGCCCTGGGGGCGCCAGCGACACCGTGAAATGCGGTTGACCCCATGCGCGCGCGACCATTCTGGCAGCATCGCCAAAAGTGGGGTCCGCCATGTCTGTCAATTTTCCGATCAACGAGGATCCGCGCTTTCGCATTTCCACGGCAGTGGGCGGCGAAACCACGGCATCGGTGCCGTTTCCATTCCAGAAGAACAGCGACATTGTTCTGATCATCTTCGATACCGATGGCAGCGACAATACGCTCGACGAAGGCATAGACTACACGTTGACCGGCGCAGGCGATGCTGCCGGGGGCAGCGCCACGCTGACAACGCCGCTGACGGCCGGCCAGAAAATCCTGCGGCTGGGCATGGCTGCCCTCAATCATACCACCTCGGTGACGCGCAACGGCAGATTCAGCTCTGCTGCCATCGATGATGATCTGGACCGATGGGTCCTGATTGCCCAGGAGCTGCGGCGCGAAAACGAGCGCTCGCTGCGCATGCCCTATGGGCAGACTTTTCCTGAATTTCCCAACGCTGTACCCGGCACGTTCTGGCAGTGGAATGCAGAGGGTACCAGCGTCAACTTTGTCGACATCCTCAACGCGGGCGATCTGGCCGTATCGCCCTTCATGCAAGGACTGCTGACAACCGACACAGCGCCCAATCTGCGGAACGCGCTGGCCCTGAATTTCTATGAGGCAGATCTGGCGCTAACGCCGGCCGAGCAGGAGCAGGGGCGCGACAATATCAATGCGGCCGACGCCGACCATGCCGTATTGAGCAACGGGCAGGTATTGACGGCGCCACAGCAGCAGGCCGTGCTCGCCACGATTGGTTCGCCCTTCATCAAATCATGGCAGAGCGCAGCCAGTTCGATTGCCGCCGGTGCTACCTATGCCCTTACCCACGACCTTGGTATTCGTCCCAAGCTGGTCACCGTCTCCCTGGTGTGTATCTCGGCAGACTCCGGCTATTCTGTCGCCGATGAAATCCTGCTGTCTGCAGGTTCGCACGGCGACAGCAATGAGGTCGGCCTCTCGGTGCGCATCCCCGCAGCATCGACAACTACGATCGATATCAAGATCGGCGCGGCCGGTGTACGCTTAATTCGCTGGGACTTGGGTAGCAACATCGTCGCTGATAGTGCCAAATGGCAACTCATCGTCAAGGCCTGGGCCTAGCGACTAATCTGGTTGACCCCATGCCGACACAGGCAAGCTGGCTTCATCGAAAGGTGTAGCCATGACCTCTGCCGTTGACCACTTCCGCGCCGTCGCGCCCCAATGGATGGGCCTGCTGCGCGCCGACTTCCCCCAGCTCGGGCCCAATGATGCCGCCGCCGTGTTCGGTAATTTCGGCCATGAGAGCAAGGGGCTCACCGACGACCAGGAGGACAACCCCACCGTCAAGGGCAGCAGGGGCGGCCGCAACTGGGCGCAGTGGACCGGCGCGCGCCGTCGCGCCCTCGAGGCCTATTGCGCGCGTACCGGTCGCGATCCAGACAGTGACGAAGCCGCCTATGCGTTTCTGTTCGTCGAACTCAAAACCACTGAGAAGCACGCAATTGCCGCCTTACTGGCGGCCAAGACGCTGGAAGACAAGGTGGTCGCTTTTGAAAAGGCATTCCTGCGCGCTGGCATCAAACATTATTCGAGCCGCCAGCAATGGGCAAAAATTGCGCTTGAAGCCTATCGCGCAGCAGGCTCGCCCATGGCCACCAAAGACGTCAAAGGCGCGACGCCACCCGTGCCCAAACCGCCCATTGTGCGCCCAGAGGCGGCCGCTGGCGGCGCTACGCTTGGTCTGGGCGCTGTGGTGCTTGCCGCGCTGCTCGCCCTGCCCCTGTGGGCATGGCTGCTGATTGGCGCCACCAGCATCGCCGGCATCCTGGCTTGGCCCAAGCGCCACGCCATCGCCACCCATATTCGTTTGGCCCTGGGGAAACTCTGACATGACCATGATCGACGGCAATGCCCTGATGACGCTGTTAACCGATAAGACGGCCAATGGCACCAGCGACGCCTTCAACTGGGCGGGCGGCGACGGCACGCTGTTTGTCTCCGGCACGCCGGGCGGCGCTACGGTGGCGCTGCAATGGCAGGAGGGCAAGACCGGCACGCCGCACCCGCTCGACGATAGTGTGGCGCTCGCCGCTGCAGGCGCTGTCAACTTCACCTTGCCCCCGGGCTGGATTACCGCCGCCATCACCGGCGCCAGCGGCACCACCAGCCTTACTGTGGAAGCCAAGCGGATCCCCTCATGAGCATGGGCCAATCCATCGGCCGCCCAATCGGCAGAACCATCGGGGTGGCCATCAGTCCCGTATCGGGTGGGGGGGTGTCGGCCTTCGGATCAACCAAGGCTAAACTGATCGACGGCAATGACGCTACGATCCTCGCTATTGGCGACAGTACGGGCAATGGAGCGGACGAGTGGATTTATCTGTTTGCTGCCGACCTTGCCGATAAATATCCGACACATTCGGTCATCTATCACCTGTATGACGCGGGCGCAGTCGGCGGAGCCAATGCGTGGGGTAGCCCGGTTAGCGTCTCCACGGGTAGCACGGCGGCCGAACTGCATATCTGGAACGCCAGTGTCGCCACGACGAACCCGACATACTTGCTCGGCGCCCGCAAGGCTGTGGCTATCGATAGTGTGACGCCGGATATGATCATCTGGAACCACGGCCAAAACACGACCAGTTTCACCGATGAAGTGAAGCGCGATTGCTTCTTCATGGGCTTCGAAAACGTCCGCCTGTCGCATCCCGGCGTGCCTGCAGTGGTGATGCTTCAAAACCCGCGCCGCGACGATGATCTGATGGCGTCGGTTATCTCGACCGTACGCGAGATTTGCGATCTTTACGGTGATGTGACTTATATCGAAGGCTATAACAGGTTCATTGCAGCGGGTAAGCCCGCTGGCTGGTATACGGATGAAATTCATCCAAACGCCACAGGGTCGGCTGAACTTGCTGCTGCTGCCATTGCTGTGTTTGTCAGTTCCGGTCGCGTTTCTCGCCCGGTTGAGCAGGCTTTCCTTGCGACACTTGGCTCCAATCTTCTGCCCAACGGGGATTTCTCAGCATGGCCTGGGGCTTTGCCCACCAGTTGGTCATCGGCCAACAGCGCGACAGCCACCAAGGAACTGACCATCAAGCCGGTTGGCGCGGCTTACTCGGCATTGATTGAGGGAACGACAGCGCAAGCCGGTATCTTTGCCGCCCCATCGTCTCCAGGCGGCAAGACTGTCACGCTCGCAGCTTTGGTATTTGTTCCCACAGGATCGGCCTTGGGCGTCGGGCGTCAACGTATTAGCGAAGACGGATTGACCGAGTTTAGCTATGGCGGGTTGATCCCACAGGGCGGTTGGTTCTGGTCGATCATGTCTTTCACATTCACAGCCGCGCCAACCACAGCCAGGGCATTTGCACTCTGCGACACGTCGGCCAATGCTGGCTCAAAAGCCTATTTTGCGCAGATGAGCTTGGTTGAGGGCATTGTTCCTCGCCGGGTGTCTTGATGGGGCGTTTGCTAGGTCGCCCGCAGTCGCTACTCTCATGCTCGTTCTTTGGTGAGGGTAAAGCAAAATGCGGACAACGGTTTGGTGGGTTTTGGCTTGGTCGATATTTGTCGCTGCTTTCTTCGGCAGTATGTGGCTTTCAGCACATGTTCTGATCGAGAAGTGCGGGAATACTGCCGATGAATGGCTGAGTTGCGGGGATATTGGCGCGCTCGGCAGCTTCTTTAGCGGCGCTATGGCGCCTATCACCGGTGCGGGACTGGTGCTTGCGCTCTTGTTGCAGTTCCAGCAGTTGCAGGAACAGAGAAGGGAATTGAGGACGATGTCGGAACAGGCGAATGATCTACAGGCGGAGCGTGCCTTTGATGCGGCGTTGGCAGCGTTCGCGAACAAATTAGTGGTAGCGGACAAAGGATGGAACCTTACCTTCAAGGATGCCCAGATTCACTTTGATCGAACCGCGTATGAGACCAGCGATGAAGCGCTGACCGTCATGAAGGCAGAGGCGGAGCTGCAGCGCCAGTTGACTGAATTCATGAAAGCGTATCGGGAGAAAAACCCTACCGCGGTCTGGGCGCCGTTTCTGCACGAGGGAGCGGACGAATTTCTCGAGATTCGGTCTGCCCTGCTCAAGCTTGCTGCCACAGCAGAACATGTGCCGGAGCCATATAAGGCAATAGCGGATGGCCTGAACCTTGCCCGGTTTGTTAAGAACGTGGAGACCATCACCAAGGGCTCCTACATGCTGCATATGACCGAGAAGTACCAGGACATGAACCTGCCGCGCTGGCCCGTCAGCTAGCTGCCACCCCAACATCAACTGTGGGGGTGAGCATCATCGCCGCAGTTGACCGCATGGCCGCGCCGCTAAGCTGATCTCATTGCAATGGAGATCATGACCCATGTCCACGCTTGCCACCGGTATTCTATCCTGGCTTGGCCCCATCCTGCTCGAGGCGGGTGCTGATCAGCTCAAGACAATGCTGGGCGACGGATCAGCCGGCAAGATCGCCGGCGGCGTTGTCGACCAGATCGCCGGCAAGCTGGGCGTGCAGCCCACCAAGGCCAGTATCGAGCAGGCCTATAAGGACAATCCAAACGACGTGATCGACGCCGTCCAGCAGGTCGACCAGCACTATGCCGATATCGAAATCGCGCGCAACCAGACCATGCAAAGCCAGCACCAGCTGCAGCAGGCCGAGCTGGGCGCCGGCCTGCTCGCCCGCATCGGCCGCCCGCTCAACACCATCCTGTTTGGCTTTGAATGCGCCAGTCTGATGGCATCGGTCTGTATTGTTGTCGTTCGCGGCATTCCGCCCGACCTCGATATCAATTCGGTGTCACCGCTTCTAGCTTTGGTGATGCCTGTCCTGACAATCCAAGGTGGCGTTATCGGCTGGGACAGCCGCCAGCAATCGCTGGCCACACGCGGCCGCTAGGTGGCCAGCATGAGCCCGGCAGAACGGATCATCGAAAACAAGGGGCTGACGGCTTTCACGCGGATCAGCATGGTGCTGGTCGGCCCGGTGCTCACCATCATGATGGCCATTGGCGGCTGGTATTTCAGCAGCCAGGCCGATGCGGCGACGCAACTGACCCTGCGCGTCGTGACCAATGAGCACACGCTGGCAAGCTATGGCCAGGATCTTGCCCTGCTCAAACAGGCCGGAACAAGCAATCTGCTGCGCAGCGATCGCGACCAGACCGAGATAAAGGCCCAGCTCGACAGGCTGCAGAGCAATGTCATCGACCTGTCCAATTCCGTGGCTGCGCTGACCGCCGTGCTTGAGGCAGAACGCCGCGCGAAAAGCCAATGATTTGCCGGTGCTTTCGCGCGATATGATTAGATAAGCTATTGAAATTGTTGATCGTACATATCATTACGAATGATGTGCTCTACCAACTGAGCTAATGCGGCAACGGGTCCGCAGATAGCAGGCGCACCGGACGTTTGCAAGAGGTTGCTGCCGTGTTGAATGCGGAACGTGCGACGAACAAACTCGCCTATTGAGCCGTCGCATGTCGCATGTGCGATGCGCCTGTTCTGTGCATGTTCTGTTCATGGCAGCTTTCGCCTGCAGTCAAGCCGATGGACATAGCCATTAACTTTTGCTTAACCTGCAGGCTTTGGGGGAGCTTTCAATGAACAGATCTATTGCCATCGGCGCTGTGGCCGCCGTGATGCTTGCCGGGTGCGCCACGCCGCCCAAGGATATTGCGCCGGCCTATGTGTCGACTGGGCTCTATGAGAATTTGAGCTGCAGTCAATTGCGCACCGAGGCCGAGGGCGTTTCGGCCCGCGCCGCCACTGCATTCGGCCAGCAGGACAAGAACCGGGGACAGGACGCGGCCATGACGACGGTGGCCCTGGTGCTGTTCTGGCCGGCTGCCTTCTTCATGAAGGGCGACGGCGCCGACGCGGCCGAGGTCGCGCGCCTCAAGGGCGAAATGCAGGCGATCGAGCAGGTCAACCGCATCAAGAAATGCGGTATCACCTTTGCGCCTGCGGGTTAAATCGAGCCAAGGTTCGGGCACCTTTGGCGCGTCGCACACGGCATCATGCGTGTGAACCCGCAAAACTGGCAGACCCGCATTGGGGCCCAGGCGAGTGTATATTCGCTGGGCCAGTCTTCTAGTTTCACAAGTCGGATTTCGTTCTTGAAGTTTCCGTACTCCTGGGCGATGACATATTCGCCGCTCCAGCCCTTGTGATACGGCCGATGCTGAGGATGGCACCAAAAACCCTCGACACTCCAAATCCTGCCATCGACATCGTAGTAGCAGTGCGCAGGTTTAGGTGCCTCGGTCATGCGTTTGCCTTTGCCGCCACCGCCTGCACGCAGGCATAGATCTGGTCGATGGTATTGGCGGTCGGCAGCTGCAGCAGCCAGGTCGTCATCTTCTGCAGCTGCAGGGCGTGGCGCAGCTCGAGGCTGACCAGATCGCCACCCAGATCCTGGGCAACATTTATCTTGGCGCCCAGGGCAGCGGCCGTCAGCTGGCAATGACTGCACAAGTCGGGCGCGATCCACCAGCAGGCGCCATCGATGTCGTTATGGCAGGCGTGGCTCTCGGTGCAGCCGCAGGCGCGGCAGGTGCGCTGGGTCATGGTCTGGCCTTTCGGTTCAGCCGGGCCTGGGCGTCGAGGCCGAGGCCGGTTATGTGGAGAATGCGGAAGGGGGCTTCGCCGCTGGTCTGTACCAGGCCGCGCCGTTCGGCCGCGCGGGCCGTGGCAAAGCTATGGACATCGAGCACGTTGACACGCCGTGGATCGTAAAACCCCAGCTTGTGATAGCGGAGCGGGCGATTGGCCCGGGCCGCATTGCTGGCGGCGCGCAGCAGCGCCACTATGGTGGGCGGCAATAGATTGGCGCGGGGGCTGGTAGACCAGCGGGCAATGGGCGGGGTCATAGCAGATCCCACCGGCCAGTGACGACAGGCCACGCCAGCCAGACCAGCACCACAGTGAGTACCGCGCCCCAGAACATGCCCTTGAGCAGGGCTCTTTGCTGGCTCATGATGACACCGCCGGCGCGAGACGCTTTTTGGCAGCAGTGACCCAGTTCTGCAGGGCTCCGGAAACGCTGCTGGTGCTGGTGGCGCGCACGCCATTGCCCCGAACGACGGCGCCATTCCAGTTGTCCTCAATCGTCAGGCCGAGCAGGTCTTCGAGGCGGTCCATCATCGCGTGGACATATTTCTTGCGGGCCAGCCAGCCATCAGCATCACTGGCAAAGGCAGGCATCGCCGCGAGTTCGCGCTCGATCATGTCGATGGCCAAGGCGCAGTCGCGCCGTTCGATCCATGTCAGTTCGCGGCGTTTGCTCATGGGGCGCTCCTGGCGAGTTGATCGGCCAGCGCCTGGCGCTGGGCGGGATCGGTGGTGTGGGTGAGCTGATCGATCAGCTCGGAGGGGGATGGCGGCACCTGGTTGGCCAGCAGAAAGCGCAGGTAGGCGTCGGCCAGCCGCTCGCGCGGATTGACGGGCGGCTCCGGGTGCAGGGCGAAGACGCGGGCGGTCATTTCATGGCCTCGATTATGTCAAAGCTGCTGACCTTAACTTCCTTGCCGGTATTGACGTTGATCGCCCAAAGGTGCGGGCTCAACTGGCCATGGTTGATAACTTTGCCCTGATGGGTGTGCCGGCCGCGCTTCCAATAGACATCGCCATTAAGCGGATAGTCGCGGGCCAGAACTTCAACTTCACGTCGCTGCGCTGTCCGCACGTCAGCGTGAGCCTGTGCCAATGATGCACTCACTTGGCTTCTCCCTTTTCGTCGTACCAGGCGACCAGCCTGGCGATGGCCGAGCGGGCCAGCTCGGGGTGCATGCCCAGGTAGTGTTTGAGGACCTGCTCGATGGTTTTGGGGCTATGCCCGGTGATCGAGCCGATCTGGGGGATGGTGCAGCCGGCCAGGGCCAGCCAGGTCACCGCCGTGTCGCGCAGGTCCTGATCGTGGAAATCGGCGAGGCTGGGCATGGGCGTGATGGTGACCGGCGTGCTGGTCAGCTCGTGAATACCCTTGCCCGTGGCGGCAAAATCGCGGACGCGCGCGAAAGTGTGGCGATACCAGCTGGCGGTGAAGGGCTGGCGCTGGCGCTCATCGACCACGACCAGGGGGAAATTGACCTTCCAGTCGCGCCGCCGATGGCGGATGGCGCGCAGGCGCACGCTCAGCTCCGGGGCGGCGGGGATCAGCAGCGGTTGGCCGCCCTTTTTATGCTGGCGAAAGCCGATGCCGTCGGCGCCCTGCTGATCCTCGACCAGCAGCAGGCGATCATTCTGGCGCTGGCCGGTCCACAGGCCCAGCATGATGGCATCGCCAATTTCGGGGCGGCCAATGGCATCGGCCGCGGCGACCAGGTGCTTGAGTTCGTCGATCGAGCCGAAGCGGATACGCGGGGGCGGCACGGGCATGGTCTGGCTCATGGCCGCGACCGGATTGGCGCCCTTGTGCAGCCCCGCGCCGATGGACCAGCCGAACATGGCCGACAGCGTGGCCCGGGCACCCCTGGCGCTGGAGAGGCCATGCAACACCTCAATGCGATGGAATACACCGGCCAGCACGGTGGGCGTGATGGCCGCCGCCGGCGAAAACCAGATGGTGCCCTTGTCGAGCTGTTCAAGCCGTTTGGCGCCCTGGCGATAATTGGCGACGGTGTTGGCCGAGAGCGGGCGGCGTTGCTTGCGGCCCTCAACCACGGCCACGCCCTTCATGCGCGGTTCCTTGAACCAGCGATCGAACAGCTCGGCCAGCGTGACATGGCTGGTGCCACGCGCCACGATGCGGCGCGCCTCTTTGGGGGCAGCGGCCTCGGCCTGGGCGATCAGCGCCTGACGCGCCGCGCTCCAGGCCATGGCTTCCTCGAGCGTGAACCAGGCGCCATTGGGCCCATGGCGCAGATCCTCGCCCTTCATGGAAAAGGGCGGCTTGCGCAGGCGCGGCCCGGGCGAAAAGCGGGGGCGGCCATCACGCCAGGTGATCAGGGGAACGGAAACGGTAATCTTGCCCATAAACATGCACTCACTCCGCAGCGTGGGGACGGTCGGCAAAAGATTGAGCCCGGCGGGTACGCTGGCAGGAGGTCATGACCATCCCGCCGGGCTAAACAACTGACTGGAGCGAGGGCGGACAGGATTGAAGGGGGTTCAATGCCTGCCAGTCAGTCGGATTTTTTGGCTCAGAGCAGCTCGTAGGACTTGCCGTCAGCTGTAGTGGCTATGGTCTTGCCGCCTGTGCTGTGGTTGCGGTGGATATCGAAAACCGTCAGCCTGAGCTGTTGCCCGTCTTCTGCAGTGCTCATAAGCGTCATGGCGGCGCCGCTGCGTTTGACAGACCAGTTTTTGAGAATGGGAAAGCCCATGGCAGTGATCCTTGCGTGTGAGGGAAGAAAAATGGGCGGCACTCGCTTGGGGACTTGGTGCCGCCCCGCAGCTAGCGCCGAGGGAGGGGCGGCCGCCGCGATCTGGGTTCGTCGAGCGCCTGGACGACAGCCCGCCCGCTGGCGGTGCTTTCGAGCCGGTGCTTGCCGAAACGATAACTGGCATGGGCCAGATTGTTGGTTTCGAGCGCCTTGAGAGTGGCGATCCGATGAAACTTGCCGCCCAGCATCCAGCCGTTCTTGACCTTGGTGGCCGGGCCGGAGGCGACCAGCTGGCGCAACAACGCCACCTGGTTGTCGGACAGGAATTCACGCGGACGCAGAACAACAGGATTTTGAGCAACGACGACCATGGCTAGGACGCCCGCGCATGGCTGGGCTGCACATAGTTGGCTTCCAGCCTGGTGACATGGGCGTCAATCTCGGGGTCACCCACGGCGATGGCACCGGCCTTGGGTGGCGGGGCACCGTTGCTGGTGATCCAGGCGACGACGGCGGGGCGGCTCCAGCCATTGGTGCCGGGCAGCTTGCTGGGAAAACCGGCGGCGATCAGTGCCGCGCGCTGACGATCAAAGCTGCGGGCCGACATGCCCAGCAGCTGGGCAACCTGGCCTGCGGTGCAGACCATCGAGCCGTTGGGATTGAATTGCAGCAGGTTGGTGAGGGCGGTTGCCTTGCCCGAAGCGATATCGGTCACGTGATGCTCCTGTGATTTGCCGATAAATCACCGGAAGAATGTTACACAGGTTACATTCTGTCAAGTATGTCACGTGACACAATGTTACACGTGCAACAAGTCACGTGACAAGCGCATTGAAAATTGAGCATCTGAAAATTGGTTTTGGCTAAGAAGCTAGGCGTAATCGCGGTCTGATGCTGGCAATCACCACCCCTCGCACCAGGACCCGATCATCAACGGGAATGGGGCGGAGATAGATGCGCTCATTGGAAGCGCCCATCAGATAGGGCGGGTAATAGACGCGAAAAGCAGTTTCTGGATTGCCCATGCGATCGAACACCTGAGCGCAGACGACGTCGCCGGCCTCGGGTTTGGCATTGAGGTCAACCATCACGATATCGCCCGGCAAATAGCCGAGGTTTTCTATCGCGCGATTATGCAAAACCCAAGCATCAACAGCGTTTTGCCCGACTTTTGCAGCCGTCACCATGCGCGCAACAGTAAGGTCGACAAGTGTGTCTTCCCGTATCGGCTCGGCTTCGCGCTCGGTAAAACCCTGCGGGATCTGCGCGCGGCTGTTTTCATAGTGCGGAATGGGTGACACAGCCAGAATTTTGGCGACGGTGTCGGTGTCCAGCTTGGCGCTATTGTTGGCGTCATTCTTAAAGCGCGACAGGGTTGCGTGGGAGAAGCCACCACGGCGTGCGAGCTCGGACTGGTTCCAGCCGGTCTCGTCATAGATTGCCTGCAACCAGGCTAATTGTTTGCGCCGAACGTTATCCACAAGGCGGAGCATAGAACGCGTCACTCTACAAAACATCACGTGACAAAATGCTTGACGATGTTACCCAAATCACAAGACAGCTAACAAGGCAACGCTTTCAGATGGTGATTTGGCATGAAAAAATCCTGGCAAGACCTCGAAGACGCCCGCACCAAGCTGCGCGGGCTGAGCCGCGCTGAACTGGCCCGGCGCGCAGGGATCTCCGAAAGCGCCTTCACCAAGGGGCTGTCTTCCGGGCGATTTCCACAGAAGGAAACGCGGCAAAAGGTCGAGCTGATCCTTGAGGCGGTGCGGATGACGCAGGAGGCGGGACTGTGATGGTCTCTACCGCCTTTCCCATCTTCGACCAACTCGCCGCGGCGACCAGCAATCGCGAGCGCGCCACCATATTGCTTCGGCTCAGCGATGGGCTGGTGCTCGAATATGGCACCGGCATCATAGCCGCCTGCCGGGCCCTCAAATTTGCCGCCGGCGCGGCCTTTATCAATGAGCGGCTGGCAGGATTGCTGGCCGTGCGCGATGCCCATGGGCTGCTGCCACAATGGCGCGCCAATGCCGCCGAGGCCTGGCGCATGGCGATCAGCGAATTTGCCGCCGGCAAGGGCGACGGGGTGCCCCATGGTTAAGCGGCGCGTGCCCTATCGCAGCAATCACCGGCTTGAGCTGGAGCGCATCGAGGCCCGGCGCATCGCCGCCAATATCTCGCTTGCCGATATTTGCGCCAAGGCCGGCATATCGGTGCCCACCTATTACCGCATGCGCCGATCGGGCCTGGCGTTCAAGCGCCATGTCAAGGCGCTGGCCATGGCCATGCGCACGCTGGAAGGGGAGGCGCAGCGCGGCGAGGCGCTATTCCCTTTTGGCGGCGCGTCTGGGCCTGGCTCTGCCACTGGTTCAGACGGGAGGAACCCATGACCCAGGTGATGGAGCGCGCCAGCGCCGGCATGTTGCGCGCCGTCAACGCCATGCTCGCCATGTCCACCATCCCTGCCGGACGGCGTGTGACCAGCGGGCTCTATCTGCTGGTGGTCTGCTGCAATGTGCCCGGCGCGCTGGCGGCCCGCGCCTATGGCTGCAGCAAGCAGAACGTGTCCAAGGCGCTGCGCGCCGTCGAGGACCGCCGCGACGACCCCCAATATGACGCCGAACTCGCCCGGCTCGAGGCGATGCTGACACAGGATTAGTCCCCGATGTTCTACCGACCATCCCTTGGCGCCGCGCTGGCGGCCCTGATGACCATGAACCTTTCGTCGCAAGCCATTGATCTTGGCCCGCCAGCACCACCCTTTGATGTCTTCGACTTGCCACCGGACCTGCGTGGCTCGCGTCGTGGCAAGGTGCGCAGTGATGCCCGCAGTGCTGGCGCCCGCGCACACAAGCGCTGGAAAAAGCGGCGCGCGGCGGGGAGGGCTTGAGCCATGAAGTCCTTTAATGGCGCAGGCCAACCGCTGATCCTCACCCAAGAACAAAAAGCCATGCGGCTGGCGCACCATCTGCACGGCGAACAGGGGCAAGCCAATCGCTATTCAACGGCCTGTTCGCGGGCGCTGAACGCGGTCAGTGATGATCTGACAGCCGAAGGCGCCCGCCCCTCTTTGCCCGCCGTGCTGAGCGCGCTGGCCAATGGGCTGGCGCATTACCTGGCCATGATCGACGACCAAGACGCCCGCGACCGGGTGATGGCCGACATGACGGCGCAGATCCCCGGCGAAGTCAGCAAGCGCGCCGCTGAGCGCGCCATGGGCGAAACACAGGGAGAGGGCTGATGGCGCAGGCACAACCCGTCGCCATCGATGGCGTCACCTATCCCAGTAAACAGGCGGCCAGCTATGCCCTGCGCGAGCGGGGCTTGGACTGGCAAACCATTGTCGACAAGGTCGGCACGACGCTCGATGGCGCCAAGGTTGGCCATCGCACGGAACGCAAACGGTTGGCCGGACAGCCCGGGCATTCGCCCGAGCTGCAGCCCGGGATCTGGACGCCGGAAAAGCGCGACAAGGTGCAGCGGCTGTTCGGGCTGACCATGATCGAGATTGCCGACGCCGTGGCGGTGCCACCGGCCGAGCTGCTGAAATATGTGCTGCATGGCGTGGTGCCGCCCAGTCAGGCCGTGCGTGACATCAGCGATATCGACTGGCGCGGCGCGGCCAATGTGCCCCAGGCGCAGCTGGCGCCGCCGGCAGAGCCCGGGCGCGATGATGACGATATGCAGCCGCCGGCGATATGCCGCGTCGAACCCAGCGATGAACGCGATCGCGAAGACGACGAGGCCGAGATTGCGGCGCTGGCGGCGCATGGGCCAATGGAAAGCGCCATCATGGCCCCGGAGGCGCCGGCCGTGCCGGCAGCGCGATTTCAGCCACCAGCAACGCCTGCCCCGGCGCGGCCGGTGGCGCAGCCGGGTAAGCTGATCCCGGTGGCTGGTGGGCTGTTTCCGGCCGGCTGCATCGTGCGGCTGGTGCGCGACGATGGCCAGTACCTGCACGAGAGCCTGCAGGCCTTCACCAAGAAGATCGAGCACGCCTGGGATGGCACGCGCCAGCAGTTCGACGCGGTCAAGGCGCAGATGCCCAAGATCGTCGCCAAACTCAGCTTTGAGGTGGTGCCGTGAGCGAGCACACAATCCTTATGGCAAAATCGGTCAGCATCCATGTCTGTGAGCATGGGACGACTTCTGTCCGGCTTCACGACGAGCAGGGCAATATCTTCGCCGTGGCAGCAATGCCCGCAGAGACCGCATGCACATTCGGCGAACAGCTTTGGGAGAAGCTGCAGCAGTATGCGGACGGTGAGATTGCGCCGGATGGTCACGTACACTGATGACCCGCTTTTCCGTGGCCAAGGATCTGGTGATCACCAACCTGTCGGACATTGTGCCCGAGCTGTTTGGCCATGGGAAAAAGCAGACCCAGCGCAAGGGCAATGGCAGCTGGCAGGTGGCCAATAAATGGCGATCAAGCGCCGACCTCAGCGAAATGAAGGTCTATGCCAATGGTGGCTGGAAAGACTTCACCAATGGCGACGCCGGCGACGCCATGGACCTGGTGGCCTATGGCCTGACCGGGCTGGTGAAAAACCGCGAAGCGCGCATGCAGGCGCTTGAATGGGTGGAGAACCGCTTTGGCATCCGCACGATGGATCCGGGCAAGCTCGAGGCGATCAAGCAGCAGAGTGCTGCGCGGCGCCAGGACCTGGACGAGGCTGCCGCCAGGGACCGCCACGACAAGATCGAGCGCGCCCGCAAGGCGTTTTTTGGGGCGCAGCGCGAGATAGCGGGCACCAAGGCCCAAACCTATCTGCGCTGGCGCGGCATCGATATCGGCGCCATTCCCAATCTGGCCGTCAACTCATTCCGCTATCGGGGCGATTGCGACTATTGGCCAGCCACCGAATTTGGTGCCAGCAAGGCCGATCGGGCTTTTCCGGGCCTGCTCAGCGCCATGGTCGACGGCGCCGGCAAGTTGGGCGCGGTGCATTACACGCTTTTTGAACCCGATGGCCAGCGCAAGCTCGATACGCTGGCGCGCGGCTGGGTCGACGAAAAGCCGGACGGAAGGCGCAAGGGCAAATCAGCCAAGCTGATGTTCCCCGAAACCACCGGGCTGGTGGTGCGCGTGACGCGTGGGCCGAGCGGGCTGAACTGCGAAGCGGCAGCAGCCCAGGGGCTGACAGGCTGGGCAGGGATTACCGAGGGCATGGAAGACGCCCTGAGCGTGGGCATGAGCGACCCAGACCTGCGCATGCACGCGGCCGGATCGCTCAGCGGCTATCTGCATGTGCCCGACCACGCCTGCATCAAAGGCTATCTGATTTTTCGCGACAATGACTGGGACAAGCCGCAGGCGGTCGAGCTGTTCGACCGCGCGCTGGCCCGGTTCAAGAGCTTTGGCAAGCCCGTGACCGAGGTGGCCATGCCGGCCGCCTGGGGCAAGGACACCAATGATGTTCTCAACTGGAAAGGATAAGGACATGAGTGAAGCTGATATCGAACGCGAGATTGTTGCAAAGGGAAAAACGGCACCTCGCCTAACACCCGATCTGATCGACCAGACCATCTTGGCCGAGCAGTACTATGTGTTCCCGGGAACCACGCTGACAGTCTGCGCTCTGACATTGCGCAACGGCTTTCACGTCACAGGCGAAAGTGCGGCCGCCAGCCCTGAAAACTTCGACGAAGAAATTGGTCGTAAGATCTCGCGCGACAATGCTCGCGCCAAGATTTGGGCACTTGAGGGCTACCTGCTGAAGCAGCGTCTAGCGGAGGCCTGAGCCATGGACATCACCAAGATCCACACCGCCGACTATGCCACCCGCATTGGCCAGACGGCCGCGGCCGAAGTGGCGGGGCTACTGGCAGGGCCAGACGATGCCGATGATGCCGGCATGGTCACGCCGCTCGAAATCTGGTTCGACCCGACCCGGCCCAATTATGCGCCGCGTAAGCAGGCGGCCAGGTATGCCGACGAAATGCTCGAGCGCATGGTGATCCTGGAGCGGCTTGGCGCCTACGTCTGTCAGCGCCAGGTGCACAGCGGCGAGCAGCTGTTTCGCTATGCGATCGGCGAGGGCCTGGTGCCCAATGCCAATTGGGACACGCTGAGCTTTGAGCAGCGCCAGCCCTGGGAAATCTTCGCCCATTGCTGCCTGCAGAGCTTTCAGGCGCTCAGGACGGCACAGCTGGCGATCATCGATGCACGCAAGGCAGTCAACGCTGCAGCACCGGCTGGGCTCAAACGCGAAGACAGCATTTTTGAGGAAGAAGACGACATGTTCGCGCTGCGGCCCGAGGCTGTCGAATACCTCAGAAATTTGCCGGCCTATCATCGCGGCCGTGCCGAAGAAGCCCGGCGCCTGGCCGCAACAGCGGCAGTCGACCAGCCGCAGGACGACCCCAAGCCAGCTGGCAAGCCACGCGGTGGCAAGCGGCCAGCAGCCCTGTCTGCAGGCGAAGCGCCGGCACGGCCACCGGTCAATAAGGGCGGTCGCGGCAACAAAAAGACGATTTAGGCCAAATCAGTCGCGAAATTGATCGATCAATTGTCAACCGTCGACCCCGTTTTGGGCCGCCGGCACACCAACCACACGGGAATAATTCGTGACCGCCAGCCAGCCCGACAATGAGACAGGCATTCGCCGGATCCGCGCCATCACCGGCGCCGCGCGGCAGGAGGCTACCATCAAGGCCAAGGCCTCGCCGCGCAAATGGCCCAAGAAGGGCGAGCCGCTTGATGGCGTGCTGCCCGGGGCGTGGCCATCGACCGGGCCGCTGGACGACACCGGGCATCTGCCCGAGGCATGCCCCGTGCGGCCGCTGGGCTATGAGGGCGAAAACTACTACCTCGTCGACACACTGGGCCAGGTGTTCAACACCGGCGACAAGGCCATGGGCGTGGAGCGCATGCAAAAGCTGTTTGCCGGGCATGAGGATTTTTTGTGCTGGGCATGGCCAAGCTTCAAAACAGGCGGCGCGGTAACCAATTTCAAGGCCGAGGAAGCCCGGCGCGACCTGTTCGCCGCCTGTGCCGATCGCGGCCCCTGGAGCATGACTGACCAGGTGCGCGGCCGGGGCGCCTGGCTGGACGATCGCGGCCGGCTGATCCTGCATTGCGGCGACGTGCTGTATATCCCCAGCAACCCCGAAGGCAGCCAGCAGGAAGGCACAGGCGAGCTGGGCGAACATTTTTATGTGCGGCGGCCCAACGCCATCACGCCATGGCCAGACACCGTCGATGACGTTGCCGACAATCCGGCCGTGGAAATCGTCGAGGCGCTGCGCAGCTGGAATTTTGTGCGCGGCGATGTCGACGTGATGCTGGGGCTGGGCTGGCTGGGGGTGGCGCTGATGGGCGCGGCGCTGGACTGGCGCCCGAGCGTGTTTGTGGTGGGCGACGCCGGCAGCGGCAAATCGGAACTGCACAGACTTTTCAAGGCCATTCTTGGGCGGTTCATGATTTCGACCACCAACGCCACCAGCGCCGGGCTCTACCAGATCGTCGGTCACGACGCTCTGCCGATCTGCATCGACGAGCTGGAGGGCGAAGACGGCCAGGAGCAGGCGGCGCAGATCGTCAAGATGGCGCGCGACGCCGCATCGGGATCGATCCGCATTCGCGGGGGCGCCAACCACCAGGGCGTGGAATTTCAGGCGCGATCGACGTTTCTGTTTTCAGCGATCAATCCGCCCAACCTCGGGCAGGCCTCAATGAGCCGTCTGGCGTTGCTGCAGCTGCGGCCGCTGACCGACACGGCCGCGAAAGTCCCGACCCTGCCAGCGCCAGAAACCATCGGGCCGCGCCTGCTGCGGCGCGTCGCCGATCGCTGGCAGCACTTTCCCAAGCTCTATGAGGCCTACCGCGATGTGCTGCGCGAAAATGGCCATGACAGCCGCGGGCAGAACACCTTTGGCACGTTCCTGGCGGCTGGCCATCTGCTGCTGGGCGATGACGGCATGGAGTTGGTCAAAATGCCCTGGGAGCAGCTGGGCCACTGGGGGCAGATGCTGGCGGCAGACAGCGCGCCCGAAGTCAGCGGCAAGACGCCCAACTGGGCGCGCTGCATCGCCGAGATCCTGACCAGCCAGGTCGACGCCTGGAACAAGGGGGAGCGCCGCACCATCGGCCAGATCCTCGAGGACATCGGCCCGGGTGGCTCCATGCCGGTCAATGAAGGCAACAAGCTGTTGGCGATCGCCGGGCTCAAGGCAATGGACGCCGGCATGGTCGGCGCCGGCCTGGGGCTGGCCGTGCCCAAGGATGGCAAGGACATCGCCAAACTGTTCACCGACAGCAGCTGGGGCGGCAAGGGCGGCACCGGCAGCTGGCAATATGCGCTTGGCCAGGGGCCCGAGCCGATCATTCAGCCCAAGATCCTGATGAAGTCCGGCAAGGGCAACCCCGACAAGATGGACAACCGCGTGAGCATAGGCGGGGTGCAACGGCGCTGCCTGTTTATCAGCCTGCAGGACCTGCGGGCATGGCAAGAGAAAGGGAATTAGGATGGCGACCGAACAGCAATATGACGACATCGTCGCGCCGTTGCTCATGGAGGCAGCCAAGAAGGCCGAAGAACTCGGCATGAGCTTTGTGGCCCGGGTGGAATGGGAACCAGGCGAAGCCGGATTGACCCGTGTCGGCGACCCCAAAAGCAGCGTTGCTCAGGCCATGACATTTTATGCCGCCCACGCACGCGGCAATATCGACGCGATGCTCATGCCGATCGTGCGGGACTACAACGTCTCTGAATCGATCTTTCTGGCGCGCTTCAACAAGCACCCAGCTGATGGACGATGATGTCCTGGTGGCGGCGTTCCACGCCCACAAGGTCGACCAGCCCAAATTCACCAGGCGGATGGCCATCACCATCGCGCTCTTGCTGGACGAACGCCCCAAGGCCGTGGTGCAGCGCCTCGAGGCGCTTGGCCTGCTGCGCAAAGGATCCTGGGCATGGTTCGCCAAGAATGGCGGCATCACGGCCGAGCATATCGAGGAAGTTAAAGCGACAAACGGAGAGAATTGATGAGCAAAAAATTCACAAGCTGGCTAGGTATGGAAACGGCGCCCAAGGGCGGCAACCTGCTGCGGTTGCTGGTCAAGCCAGATCCGGAGGCGCACACATCGTTTGACGATAGCGAAGCGCCTTACGAAACCATCGGCTTCAACAATTTGGGCGATACTGGCGACAATGTCTGGCAATTCGCGGGCTGGGATTGGTCGCATGCTTGCATGACCGAGGGCCATGGCACGGTAATCGGCTGGCTGCCATTTGAGTATGCGCTTGAGCATGTATCAGGCGCAGCGCACGACGTGCTGGCAGAACGGCGACGGCAGATCCAAAGCGAGGGCTGGACGCCCGAGCATGACGACGGTCATGTCGCCGGCGAGCTGGCCTGGGCGGCAGCCTGCTACGCACTAAACGGACGCCAGTATCATCCAGCTGCAGCGGTGCGAACCGGTGATCAGATTGCCCATGAGACTTGGCCTTGGGCGCTAAAGTGGTTCAAGCCCACCAACCAGCGCCGCGACCTGGTCAAGGCTGCTGCCCTGCTTCTCGCAGAGATTGAGCGGCTTGATAGAGCCGCAGCCGGATAGCGCGGAGGCCGGCGGAGCCGGCCGACCAGTCCCGATCGGGCGCGCCCTGGTGCAACCAGGGCGAGGTGACGCTTAGCACCGGCCTGCTGATAGCGCGCGATGTCGCGCGTCGCCGGCGCCTTCGATCGGCTTCCATTCAGTCTCCCGCCGCCAGGCGGGGACAAACCTACGCCGGCTGGGCGTAGCCCGGCCGCTTCCGCCTTGTCTCCCACACCCTCAAACAGCTTGAAAATCGACAGCACCCATGCCCTGCACCCCCATCACAGCGCCACTATCGCCAACCCCGGCCCCGAGAGAGGCGAATATGGATCGGTTGACGGGCGTCGGACCCATGCAAGCCTTGTGCGTGGCCGATCGACTAGACAGCCACCCGGGTTCGGGGGCCTGCTCTGTCTAGCCGCTGTCTAAGTCCCAAGGCATTGGAAACACTGGCACAATCATGATTTTAGTCGGATTAGACGGGTTAGACACCCATAGGCCTCACACATACGCGCGCGCGCGCGTATACGGGAGTGTTTGTCTGTCTATTCTGTCTAATGTGTCTTTTTTCATTAATAGCTGCTGCAAATTCAATGACTTAGCATTTAGACAACGCCTAGACAGGCCTAGACAGACAGCCGCCAGCGCAAACCCATTAAATATTCGGATTGGGCTGTGATGGCCGGAAATCCTGACCTTTTCCAGCAAGACGATCCCGACACAGGGGATGAGAATGGCGCGCCGTCGGGGTTTTTCGACGCGGTGGCGGACGCGGGCGAGCGCAAGGGCGTCGGTCGGCCTCGAGGGGCGCGGAACCGCAAGTCGGTCGACTTCGAAAAGCTCTACTACCAGTCGGGGCGGACAGATCCGCTGCTGTGGGAAGGCGACATGCTGACCATGGACCCGCGATCGCTCCAGGCGAAGCTCAAGGAGCTGGGCGAGGACGTGAGTTTGATGGAAATCCTCGACTTCCAGCGCCGCTGCGCGACAGACCTGGCGCCCTACCTGCATGGCAAGAAGCCGACAGAGCTGGTGCTGACAGACGAGCGGCTGCCGACGCTGTTCATCATGGCCAACACCAACCAGATGGAGCAGGCGCAGCGCATCCAGGGCGAACGCCAGGCGCTTTCCCTGGGCACGCCGATCGAGGAAGGCGAGGCCAGCAAAATCAAGGACTTAGAGGGCGACGAATGACAGCGTCGCACGGCATCACGTCGCACGGATTGGAAAAGCACAGCAGCTCCAATGGCTTGGCGGGTGTTGCGCCCATCATTGGAAATCATCGGCTCAGCGAGGCCGTCCCCCCTGTTTTGCCGATCGGCCACGACCAGGCGCGACCAGGGCGCGATCGCGATTTTCCCGGGGAATTTTTTTCTCCCCCCGCCCCCCGCGCGGCCTCCCCCCAAAGGGGCCCCCTCCCTCCCCCCTTGGGGGGTGCCAGCGCGCACCGTTCTGGATTTTCGCCAAGGGGTGCCGCCGCGAAAACTGTGTTGGAAGCGGCGCGGGCTGGGGTAAGGGGCTTTGTCGCGCCGGGGCTGGGGGTGCGCGCATACCGGGGCTGGGGGAATGATCTGGCGGGGTGTGGGATATGAGCGAACATATCGCCGATCTGGTCCATCGCGACGATCTGCGCGACGCAGCCGAGGAACGCACCCGCCAGCTTGCCATTGAGTACGACTTCCATGGCGACTTCAACCCCTCATCGTATTATCCCCCAGGTCCTGTTGCGCAGGGCTTCCTGAACGACACCTCGCTGACGGCAGTGCTGATGGGGCCGCTAGGCGGCGGCAAGACCACAACCTGCACCTTCAAGCGCATCATGTGTGGCAGCCTGGCGCCGATCGCCTGGCATCCCAAGGATCATAAACCAACCCGCATGTGCCGAGGCATCGTGCTGCGCGATACCTTCCGCCAGGTGGAAAAGACCGTGCTGGAAAGCTGGAAACAGTGGTTTCACAAGGGGTATTCAGGTTCGACCTGGGAAGGTGGCAATGACCGCCCGGTGACCCATACACTGCGCTTTATGGGCATGGACGGCATACGTCTCGAAATGATCACCGAATTTGCCGGCCTCAACGAAAACTCGATCGAGACAATGATGAAGGGCCGCGAATATTCTTTCGGCTGGCTCAACGAAGTGGACACGCATGCCGAGGGCGCAATCGATGACCTCGAGCAACGCCTGGGCCGCTATCCCAGCGCCAATATCCTGCTGACCAAGCGCGAGATCGCCGCGCTGGAGCAGCAGCTGGGCCGCAAGCTCTATGCGCCCACTGAGCGCATGAAGATGGCGATTGGCGATATGAACGCGCCCACGATCGACAGCTGGACCTATGGGACGCTGGTGACCAATCGCAAGCCTGACCGCGCCTTCTACCAGCAGCCATCTGGTATGTCGGAGGACGCCGAGAACCTGTTCAATCTGGACGACGGCTATTACGAGCGCATCGTCAACAACCAGGAAGAACACTTTGTGCGCCGCATGGTTGAAAACAAATTCGGCTATAGCCGCGCCGGCAAGGCCGTGCATCCCAGCTTTGACCATCAGCGTCACGTGGCGGCGAGCCCCATCGCGCTCAAAACCGATATCGATCTGCATATCGGGGTCGACGCCTCGACGGGCGGACTATCGCCGGCGGCGATGTTTGGGCAAAACCCGGCGCCCGGGCGGATCGTGTTCATCGATGAGCTGTTCGTCGACACCGGTTGCGGTCCCGCGCGGTTTGGCGAGGCACTGCAGCGCAAGATGAATGAGGATTTCCCGAACCTACCCCGTAACCGCCTCAAGCTGTGGTTTGACCCGGCGGCTGAGCATGGCGCCGACAAGGAAGCCGGGCAGCTCAATGCGATGGAAATCATCGCGTCCTATCTCAATGTGCCTGCGCGGATCCCCGGCAGCGGCAGCAATGAAATCAGCCTGCGCCTGGGCGCCGTCGACGCCGAGCTGCGCGGCTATATCGAGCCCAATACATCGCTGCTGATCAGCCCACGCTGCAAGCTCTACATTGCCGGAATTGCCGGGCAGTACCGGTTCAAGAAAAAGCCCAACACGGCCAGCAATGAATATGAGGATCTGCCCGAGAAGAAACACCCGGTTTCCGATATCCAGGATGGCGGGCAATACTGCATCATCGGGATCCGCGGCAACCGTGTGCAGGCGGGGATCATCAGCGGCCAACAGGGCAAGGGCGGCCAGCAGGGCTGGAGCAGCCAGCGCAATGGCCAGAGTGGCTGGAAATCACAGGGCGGGTTCGACCCGCATAAGGTGGGTGTCAAATGACCACGTGGATACTCTGCCAATCGCTGGTTAAAGAAGTAAAAGCCAAACAGGTGTTATCAAAATTACGACCGGCGCCAAAATTACCTGCCGAGAAAACACCGGAAAAGTGAGTGAAATAGAAATCACACCGGCCACGATCGTCGACATGGCTGACATGGCCGAGGCGGTGATGGCCAGCCGCGCGCAATGGGGCGTGATCAGGGATGTCTGGCAGGCGGGCCAGAGCTGGTCCCTGTGGCGCGATGACAGACTGATCGGCGTCGCTGGATTAAAGCCGATCGGCCCCAAGGCCGATCCTGACTTCATCGGCCCACCTGACCCCTATCTCCAGGCTGTCGCCTGGTTTCATTTTTGCCCCGGCGCCAGCCGCTCCATGCTCGCCATTGTGCGCGCCATCCGGTTGACCATGGACGCCTCGCCGTACCGTGCCATTGTCACGCTTTGCACATCGGACGCCGGCAAGCGCATCGCGCGCGCGACCGGCTTCGCCTTCGCAGAGCACAGCGAATTTGGCGAGGTATGGGCCTATGGGCGATCTTCTGGATACACTGACGGGCGGTCCTGCACGGCGGAGCCAACAGCAAAACGCGACCCAGCTTCAAAGCCAGCAGTATAGCAGCCTGGCAAGCCTGGCGGCACGTCAGGCCGAGGTCGACCAGGCCGGCGCCAGCAGCAGTGGCGGCACCCGTCGCCAGCGCGGTCGCGGCCTGCTGACCTTTGTGCGGGGCTCGCTCGGCGGTTCCGGCCAAGCCAAGCTGGGCTAGGCATGGCCATCACGACCAGCCAGCTAAAATCGCGCCGCGCGGACGCCCAGAAAGAACGCGACAGTTTCCAGCCATTGCTGGATGAAGTGTTCCGCTATGCCATCCCGTTGCGCAAATCCACGCGTAATTCCGGCACGGGCGAGAACCGCAGCGACCAGGTGTTCGACAGCACCGCCCCCAATGCCGCCGTACGCTTTGCGGGCAAATATCAGCAAGACATTTTCCCGGTCGGGCCACAGAACATTGATCTCGAGCCCGGCCCGCTGGTGCCACCCGGCAAGGAACGTGAGCGCCTGGCCGCAGATCTGGCCACCCTCTCGACCATCTGTCAGGCGTTCTTTGAAGGCGACTGGGACATGGCGGTCCATGAAATGGCCATGGATTTGAACGCGGGCACCGGCTGCATTCTGATGAACCCGGGCAGCGAATATTCCGAACTATGGTCCCCGATCTCGGTGCCGATCGACGAAGTAACGCTTGAGGGCGGCGCCAACAACAAGATTTCGGGCATCTTCTGGGATCGCGAAATGAGCTTTCGCGTGCTACAGGAGACCTGGCCGGATGGGGAAATCGGCGAGGATCTGAAAAAGCTCAAACCAGCCGACAAGGTCGTGGTCCATATCGACACCGTATGGGAAGCGCCAAAGGGCAATCGCGCAGCTGGCCGGTGGCGCATGATCGTGTGGTGCGACAAGCAGGAAGCACGCATCTTTGCCAGCGAGAGCCGCACGTGCCCCTGGCTGACACCGCGCTATCTGCGCGTACCCGGCGAAACAATGGGTCGTGGCCAGGCCATGATCGCCATGCCGGAAATCAAGACGCTCAACACTGCCAAGCGTCTGCAGCTCCAGGCGGCCGCGATCGCAATGCTGGGCATCTATACCGCCGTTGATGATGGCGTGTTCAACCCGGACCTATCGCCGCTGCAGCCCGGCATCCATTGGAAAGTCGCCAGCAATGGCGGCGGTTCCCGTGGGCCATCGGTGCAGCGGTTCCCCGATCCGCGCCTCGATCTGAGCGGGATGGTGGTTGAGAACATGCAGATGAGCGTCAAGGAAATCATGATGGATGGTGCCTTGCCGGTGGAAGGCGCTGCTGTCAAATCGCCCACGGAAATCCTTGAGCGGGTCAAGCGCCTGGCCATCGACCATCAGGGCGCCTTTGCGCGCCAGGTGCAGGAGCTGACTGTGCCTGCCGTCAAGCGGGTGATCGAGCTGGCCTATAACAAGGGCCTGATCCGCGACATGCCACCGATCGACCAGCTATTGGTCAAGATCAAGATCAAATCCCCGATTGCCCTGGCGCGCGAGGCGCAGCGCGTTCAGCGCATCATCCAGTGGCTCGAAATGGTGATCGCCGTGACCACCTCGATAGGTCAGATCGATGGCGCCAGCCGCATTGCCCATATCGAGAAGATTTTGACCGACGCGGGCGCCGGCCTGGGGATCGAGCCGCAGTACATCGTCACCAGTGATGAACGCGCCAAGATCGACAAAGACAAACAGCAACAGGCGTTGCTGCTGGCGGCGGCCAGCGCCGCCGGCGCTGCCCCGGCTGCAGCTGCAGGAGCATAGCGATGGATATCGGTTCAGTTCAGGGATGGCTCGAGCGGGCCAATACTGCCGGCTGGGGATGGTTTGCCGAACAACCCGGCGCTGACCCCGACCGGGCCAAGGCCCTGCAGCAGGAGCAGACACAGAAGAAACTGCGGATAGCGGGCATCTGGGCAGACTTTCTGGAAAGCCCGGACGGCGCCGAGGCCATGCAGTTCATGATCGACCAGACCCTCAATCGCAGCCTTGTGCCCAGCGTAAGCTATGGCCTGACGCTCGAGCAGACCGCGCTCTATGCGCAGTTCCGCGAAGGGCAAAACAACATCGTGCAGTCCATTCTCGCCACGGCTGCCGTGGCGCGATCCCCTGAAAACAAACCCAAACCGAGAGACGTCCCATGAAATACTCGATTTTGCGTATGATGAACCCCAGTCCCCTGTGGGAAGGTGAAGGCGGCGGCGCCGGTGGTGGCGGCGCTGCGGCTGCCGCAGCAGCTGCTGCCGCTGCTGCTGGTAATGCTGGTGGTGCCCCAGCCGGCGGCGCTCCAACAGGTAGTGCTCCAGCAGGTGGTGCTCCGGCCGGTGGCGCACCATCCGGCGGGGCCCCGGCCGGCGGCGCTTGGACACCGCCGGCAGATCTGCCCGAACAGTTCAAAGGCGCATCGGCCGACGAGGTCCTGGCAAAGGTCTTGCCAGCATATTCTGGCCTGCGCACGCAGCTGGCGAGCAAACCGGGAGCACCGGAAAAACCGGAAAACTACACTTTCAAGCCCGGTGATGACGTCGCCAAGTTCTTTGGCGATATCGAGAAACACCCGGCAATGACCGTGGCGCGGACCGCTGCGCACAAGCATGGACTGAGCCAGACCCAGTATGAAGGTTTCATCAACGAAGTCTATGGCGAGCTGGCCAAGAATGGCGGCCTGGCCGAGCCCTATGATCCCAAGGCCGAAGTGAGCAATTATGCCAAGGCATCCGGCCTGGACGCGATGACCGTCAGCCAGCATTTCACCCAGAACGAAACATTCGCCAACGGATTGTTCGACCAGCTCAGCAAGAGCCTGCCACCCCAGCTGGCCGACCAGGCCAAGGCTGAATTGATCGCGCTGACCGATACGGCTGGCGGCAATGCCCTGTTTCAGGCGCTTGCTGCACGCCTCGCCGATAGCGGCATCCGCATTGCTGGCGAAGGCCACAATGCCAATGGTCCGCTCAGCGACGGAGATCTGGACAAGCTGACGGCCGATCCGCGTATCGATCCGCGCAATGAAAATCACAAAGACCCAGCCCAGCGTTATGACCCCACGCTGCGCCAGCGCTACACCGATGGCATGGCCGCCCGGGGCCGCAAGAAATACGGCGCCAGTGCCTAGCCCTAAAGCCTGAATGAAACCCCGCCCCGAGGCGGGGTTTTTGTTTGCCCGGTTGACGGCACGCCTGCGCGCCTAGCGTGAAGGCATCACTAGCGGGAATGCGGACCTGTTAGTGTCGGTGGCCTCTCCGACCCCATGCGGACCTGCCGACACACGCGGCCTCTCCGACACCCCGGTGTTTCCCAAAGCATCGGAGCAAAGACATGACCATCCAGGCACCCGAGTGGTTTCGTACCGAATACGAAAACCGTGCCATGCACATCTATCAGACCAAGGGCAATCGTCTGCGGACGACCATCAAGCCCGCGACCAGCTTCAATGAAAACAACGAAGCTGTGTTCTTCCTTGCCGGCAAGACCGTCGCCCGTAAGATCGATCGCACCACATCGCCCACGCCAGGCGGCGGCGACCGCAAGAAGTTCAGCGTGCAACTGTCCACCTGGCAGGCGTTCGACGAGATCTCCGACTTCGACATGGATCGCACCAAGCCGAAGGAAAACGAGATCATCTACGAAAGCGGAGCCATGGCGCTGGGTCGCGCGACCGACATCGAAATTTACGATGTCATGAAGGTCGCAAAACCAACGATCCCCGGCGCCGCATTCGACTTTTCCGCCGGCGCCTTTACAGCGGCCCAGGCGATGCTGCTCGCCCGCACGATCCGCCAGCAAACCAAAGGCGCCTCGGCAGACGGCAATGTCTATTGCGGCCTGCCATCGGATGCCTTTGACCAGTTGCTGGCCAACAAGGTGGTCTACAACGCTCCGCCAATCGGCCAGGGCTATGAAGCATTCCTGATCCCGACCGAAAGTCGGTTCTGGCGCGGCGTGCACTGGTTTGAACTGATCGAGGAAGATGAAGGCGACTTCTTCGCTATCCCCGAGGCGAACAAGTGCGATGCCTTCATCTGGTATCACGACGCCATGGGATGGGGGAACAAGGAAGACCTCACCATGATCCCGCAGTGGGATAACCGCATGCAAGGCGGCGGCGGCTGGACCTTCAATATGAAGGCCAAGGGCGCTGCTACCACGCTGCAGGAGGGCCGTGGCGTCGAGCGCTTCCGCCTCGCTACCAACGCCAATCTGACATTCGTGTAATCACGCCGGCCGGGTAACCGGCCGGTCTCCCCTTGCGCCGCATAAGCGGCCTGTAGAAGGACTGCAAACATGGCATTTCACGCCAAAGGCTTTCACACTCTGGGATTGATGGGTGTTCCGGCCGACACCTCAGATCCCGGCAATGTCCGTCAGGTCCACACGTTCATCACCAATGATGATCGTGCGACCGTCGAGACTACCGATTATTTCAGTGCCCTGCTCACGCCACGCGGCAAGGTGCGTACCGGTGACCAGCTCGATGTCACCTTCGATGTCGACGGCTCGCCCGATCGGCGTGCCTATACGCTTGTGGTGGTGCCCGGCACGTCGGTAACGCTCAAGCCGCAGGGCGATGACAAGGGCAGCACTGCCCGGGCCGTGGTGCCGACCGCAGACGGGCTCACGACAGGGCTGATCCTGGATACGGACGAATTTGTCGAGGCCACCAGCGCAGGCGCCAACAATATCCTGACGCTGCCACTGGCGACGGCAGCAACGCGTGGCCGTGAAATCGCCATCTGGGTTGTGCCATCGACCAATTGCGAACTGCGGACACCTGACGCCACCGGCCAGACCATCAATGGCGTCGATGCCGATGGTACGCAGGAGGCGCTGCTGACCCATAGCCAGCTCTATATCGCGCGCCAGCACCTGGCGACCGGCTGGCTGCTGCAGGCATTCACGGCTCTGGGCGCGGTCGCAACCGCAATCGTGCCCGACTAGCTTCCGACGCCAGCCAGGGGACGGGCTGGCTGTTGAAGGGCGACGCAGGGCTGACGCTCCCTGCGTCGTCAATTGTCAATGCAAGGTTGGATTGCCATGGCTCTGCTGCAGCACCTCGATATCGTCAATGCCGCCTGCGCACGCTTTGGCGCAGAGCCCTTTGAAAGCCTTGATCAGGATATTGAGGGCGCCGGCCCCGTATCGCTGCTCTATGAAGATCTGGTCGGCTTCAATCTGGGCATTTACCTGTTCAGCTTTTCCAAGCAGCTGTTTGCCCTATCGGTCGACGATGCGATTGCGACGCCGCTCTCAGGCTACAAATATGCCTTCGACCTGCCCCCCGAAGCGCTCGAGCTGCCGATCTATGTCACCGATAATGTCAGGGATCCCGATCACCGCTTTTCGCGCTATGTGATCCTGGACGGCAAGGTGCATGCCGATGCCAACCCGCTGTTTGCCATGTGCCGCTATTTGCCGGATCCGCGCAAATGGACACCAACCTTTCGCAGCGCCACCGTGACCTCATTTGCCAGCAGGCTTGCGCTGGCACTGGCTGACGATCGTAACCTGGCCAATGACCTGACGACCGAGGCTTATGGCAACCCATCGGAAAATTATCGCGGCGGCCAGCTTGGCGCTGCCATCCGCGCCGACAGTTTCTCCACACCGCCACGCAGCAATAACTGGCTGTCCAGCAATGTGCTCATTGATGCACGTGGGGGAAGCTGATGGTCGGTCGCCCCGGACGCCTGCAGACCGTTTTTCATTCCCTCGAAATTGACCCGCTGCTGCACGAGCGCAGTGAGCTCAAGGCAAATTCATCGGGCCTGGCCTATGCCGAGAATGTGCTGGCTTTCCCCCAGGGCGGCTTTCGCAATCGCAATGGCACACGCGATATCGGCGCCCTGGCTGTCGACGCATCGCGGCTATTTGCCTTCAACGCATCGGAGGGATCGACCTATGATGTGGTGCTGCGCGACGGATTTGCCGATATCTGGGGCGAAGCCGAACAGCTGCAGACCGTGATCATCGATGGCTTGACGAGCGCCACGCTGCCCGAAATCACCACGGCGCAGCAGCTCGATACGATGCTGATCTTCCATGAGGATCTGCAGACGCGCCGCCTCAAACACGCCGGGCCCACCAGTTGGTCAGTGGACAATGCGCCCTGGGAAGGCATTCCCAGCTATGACTTTGGCAGCGATATCAATGGCGACCCCTATACCAACGGCGTCGCCGCAGTCTGGACCATTGAATTTGTGGGGCTGGACAATGGCGTGAGTGCCTTTGTGCTGACGATATCGGGGCAGGACACTGTTTCGCTGACCTATAATTCGGACATGGCCACGCTGGCCAATGTGGTCAAATCGGCCCTGCTTGACCTGCCCAATATCGCGACTGGGCTGGACGTGGCCACAGCAACAGGCACCAAGCTGGAAATCCGGTTTCTCGGCACCGGCAATTCAGGCGATGGCTGGGCCGTTTCCGGCCGACTGATCAACAAATCCGATGCTGCCATTCTGGCCAGCAAGACCACGCCGGGCGTATCGCCGGGCGAACCGCTATTTTCGAGCGTGCGCGGCTGGCCGCAATGCGGCTGTTTTACCGGTGGGCAACGGCTGGCCATTGGCGGCTTCAAAAGCCTGCCCAATGCCTGGGCCTTTTCACGGCTGGCCGATTATTTCAACTATGACGAACGGTTCGACGAGGCAGACGGGCCTGCGCTCGTGCCCATGGCTGGCGCCGGCGGCGAACGCATCGAGCGCATCGTGGAAAGCCTGAACCTGCTGATCTTTACCAGCAAGGCCGAATACTGGCTGGCTGATCGCGCGCTCAGTCGCACTGTGGCGCCGCAGCATGTCGAGGCCTCGACACATGGTTCCAAGCGTGGCGTGCCAATTGCCAAGAACGAAGGCGCCGCCGTCTTTACCCATAGCCAGGGCGGTGTGATCAGCGAACTGCGCTACACCAATGTCGAAGGCAATTTTGCGGCCCTGGATATTTCCCTGTTCGGTTCGCACCTGGTGCACGGGCTGGTCGATATCGCAGTGCGCCGTGCCGCCCTGTCGAGCGATGGCCATCAGCTGCATATCATCAACGATGACGGTTCTGCACGCGTTGCCACCATGCTGCGCGAACAGGACGTCATGGGATTCTCGCGCATCACCAGCGACAACGCCACTTTCAAGGCCGTTGCTGTCAACGGCCGCAATCAGGTGAGCTGGATTGTCGATCGCCCGCAGGGGCGGCGCCTGGAGCGCAGTATCGACGGCCTGCTGCTCGACGAAGCAATCAGCGCCACCAATGAAACGCCATCGGCACTGGTGCCATGTGGTGCACGGTTTAACGGTCGCGAAGTCTGGTGCCTGGCCGATGGCCATGTACTGGGGCCTTTTACCGTGAGCGGCGGCGCGCTGACGCTGGCCTTCCCTGTTTCGGAATGGACGGTCGGCACCTGGACACCGCCCAAGGTCAATACCCTGCCGATCCCGCGCGATATTGGCTCCAACATGGTGCTCAAACGCAAGGCCCGCATTCATTCGGTCAAGATCTCTGTGATCGATACCACCTCGCTGGCGATATCGACCAATGGGCGCCCGCTGCAGGATGTCAGTCTGCGGCGCTGGGGTATGCAGGCCGACGTACCCGAACTCAACCAGGGCGTCACCGGCGAGATCACCGTGCGCGGCCTGGTCGGCTATACTGACCAACCTTATTTGACCATATCGCAAATCCGGCCAGGTCGGCTCGAGGTGCGCTCGATTACCCTGGAGGCAAGGCTCTGATGGCTGAACTTTTGACCACGTTCTCCGCGCTGGGCCTGTCGGGCGGCGGCGCCACGGGTGCCGCAACGGCAACAGCGGGCGTTGCAGCCACCACGGCAACCACTGCTGCAGCCGGCATTGGTGCCGCCAGTTCAAGCGCGCTATCGATTTTGCAGGGGGTCGCAACAGCCGTTTCTGCCCTTGGCGCAATCGGTGGCGGCCTATCTGCAGCCAATGCCAGCAATGAGGCAGCGACGGCAACCGAGCTGCAGGCCGGACAGGAGCAGCTTGCCAGCGAACAGCGCAGCCTGACCATGAAGCGCGAACTGATGAAGGTGCTCGGTGAAAACGACGTCGCCTTTGCAGCTGCTGGTATCGACGTGGGATCGGGCGGCATTGCCGAACAGACCCGTACCCGCGCCAAACAGGACGCAGCCACCGATATCAATATCAATCGCAGCCAGGACGAATACCGCCGCGCCCTGATGCAGGCGCGCGCACGCGGGTTGCGGCGCCGTGGTGGCGAACAGGTCTTTTCCGGCCTCCTCAGCGCAGTGGGTACTGGCGTCAACTATGGCATGGACCTGGCAGGGCGCGGCTAATGGGCACTTGTATCGCCTCACGCGCCAGAAGCGCTCCGGCAGGGCGCGCGACGTCGCGCGAGGTCCTCGTTTCACTCGTCCGGGGGGCGGCCGATGGCAAATAGGCAAATCCAGAAATATCAGCCGCGCGCGCAAATCGCCGATACGCCCGACTATGTTGTGGCCGGTGGCGACATTGCCCAGACCCTGACGGCGCTGGGCGGCAATGCAGCAGGCCGACTGCGGCAGATGGCCGACAATGCGCGGGCCAAAGAGGGGGAAATGGCTGGCATGAATGCCGGCCAGGTAGCGGGCGCCGGCTATATCGAACGACAGGCCAGCATTGCTGCCGCATCGGGAACGGCTATAGTTTCGGGCGAGCTGGTGGTGAAAAGCGGCGACCTCAATGGCGTCAATTCAGACTTGCTGGACCGCATGAAAAAACTGCAGGGAGCGTTTGGTGCCCCGCTGCCGATTATTTCCGGGTATCGCGACCCCGCCCGCAATGCCAAGGTCGGCGGCGCCAAATCCAGCCAGCATCTGCACGGCGGAGCACTTGATATTGATCTGACTGGTGTAAGCCAGCAGGAACGTCAGCGCCTCATTCAGACGGCATCCGCCCAAGGTTTTACGGGCATTGGCGTCTATGATAATTCGCTGCACCTTGACATGGGTGCCCGACGTGCATGGGGCCCAAGCTACAAGCGCGCCAGCGTCCCGGCTTGGGCTTCTGGCGCAATCGACGCTCATCTTGCCGGTGGCGCCAAAGCCCCGCCACCCGAGGCGCCAGCCACGGGCGGGCTCAACCCACAACCCCTGGCGCTGCGCAATGACAATACGATCTATGGCGACAATTTCGACGCGGCCGCCATCCGCACCTATGGCTGGCGCCTGCAGGAAGGGGTCAGCAATGATCTGGGTGCAGCCTATGAGCAGAACAAGGATGATCCCGCTGCCTGGAACAAGGCACTGGGCGATATCCGCGACAAATACAGCCAGGATGGCAACTTTAACGATCCGCGTGTCCGCGATGTATTCGACAAGACTTTTGCCGAGCGCAGCCAGACCTATACCAGCTCGGTAACGCAACGCAGCGAGGCCCGGCTTATCGCCGATCAGTCTGCCGCATTTGGCAGCGGCCTGGACGCCATGCGCGGCGACCTCGAAAAGCAGGCTTATCTGCTGGGTGCCAATCCCGATGGCGATGCCATTCTGGCAACCCAGTCAGCGCGGATCCTGAACAATATCGACCATGCCCAAGCAACCAATGTCATCAGCTCCAGCGCGGCGGCGGCCGAACGCGACAAGCTGAATACGACACTGGCCTATGCCCGCACCAATGGCGTATTCGCCGCGCTGCCATCGCCGGCCGCCAAACAGGCATTTGCCAATGATCTGCTGACCGAATGGGCCGCCGGAAAGGGGCCACTGACCAAGCTGGGCTTTAACCAGGTCAAGGCCCTGGCCGATCAGCTTTCGGCCCAGGCCCTGATATCGCAGAACCAGCAGACCGCTGCCACCAAGGCAGATCGCAGCGCGGTGCAGGGGCTGATCGAGAACGACATCGCGTCGATCGCCGCCACCGGTATGGGGATCGATACGGTTGCCAATGGCCTGACGCCAGACCGGATCGAGGCTTTGGGGCTTGATCCGGCTGCCTGGTCGGCAGCGCGTGACCGCGCCCGACAGGGCTGGGAAGCCACAGCCGGCATGGAGGCCGAGACCCCGGCCGAACTCAATGACCGCCTCGCCGCGCTGGCGCCCGTACCCGGCGCACCTGACTTTGTACAACAGAGCGAAATCTATGCCCAGGCTGTGGCGCAGGCGCAGGACGTGCATAAGCGACGCGCCATCGACCCGCTGGGACAGGCCGCCAAGGCGGGCGCCATCAAGCTCGAGCCAATTGACTTCACAACAGCCGATGGCATGGCCAGCTCACTGCAACTGCGCGCCCAGCAGGGCAAGGCTGTGGGTGACATGTATGGCATGGCCCCGAGCTATTTCCGCCCCGAGGAGCGCGCGGCAATCGCCAATGCGCTGCTGGACAATCCGGCCATGCTGCCCGGCTTTGCCGCCAGTGTTGCCAGCACTTTTGGCGATGGCGCGAGCACGGCGCTGAGCGAACTCAGCGATGCCGGACCCGAGCTGGCGCATGCTGCCGGCATTACGCTGGCGACCGGCGATACCAGCGTGGCCACCGACGTGGCGCGGGTGCTGGCCGGCCGGCGCGACAAGACCATCAATGTCAAAATGCCGACCGATGCCGTGATGACGACAGCGGCCGCCAATGTGATCGGTTCGGCGATGGCGCAAAACCCGGCGACCCGGGCAGCAGTGACCAATGTGGCCGGTATGCTGTTTGAGGGGCAGGCGGCCGCCATGGGGTTTGATCCCGCAGATATCAAGACCGAGGGATCGGCGGCCTATCTTGCCTATCAGCATGCCGTCAATCGGGCGCTCGGCTCGAGCCTGGTCAATGGTCAGCAATATGGTGGGCTGGCCATGGTCAATGGACAGGAGATCGTGGCGCCAACCCAGATGGCAGCTGACCGCGTAGAGCCGCTGCTGCGCTCGCTGCGCGCCGAAGACCTCACAATCATGGCGCCGATCCGCAGCGGCAACGGCATTGAGATCACAGCAGGTGACCTGCAGAATGGTCGCCTGCTGACCATTGGCGACGGGCAATATGCCGTTTCGCTGGGTGACCCGGCCAGTCTGACGCCCAATCTGGTGATGGGCAGTGATGGCCAGCCCTGGGTGCTTGACCTCTATGCGCTCGAACAGGCCGCAGCATCGCGGCCAACACCCAATGAACTCCAGCAGGGGATCAATCTCGGGCTGGGCGCATCGGGGATCGGAAGCCTGTTCAAATGGTAGCAAAACGTGTTCCATGGTCCACGCCTGACCTGCCATCGACCGCCATCGCCGCCGGCGGCATGGCCAGCGGCACCGATATCGCCGGCGCCGCCTTTGACCAGATGTACCATGTGGACAATACCACGGCAGCCAATGACAGCCTGGTCGATGCCTATGAGGCCTTGCGCCGCGACGTGAAGACCGCGACCGGTACGGATCTGGGCAATCCCATGATGTACCCGGTTGCCAGTCTGGTGCCTAATCCGCTGACGATGTTTGCCGGTGCGCCGATGGCAACAGATATTGTTGCCGAACAGCGCCTGCACTTTATGCAAAAGCTCAATGAGCTGGCCGCAGGCTATCCAGCCGAGGCCGTAAAAAGCTGGGCCCAGCGTGATCCGGTGCAGGATGCCGAGGCGATTGCCCGCGCCTCGGATGAAAATCTGGCCATGCAAATGCAGAGCCGCCCCGGCTGGGACAAGTATGTCTATGCCTTTGGCGGGGCTGCTGGCGCCTCTTTGCGTGATCCGGTGACCATTGGCTCGCTTTTTGCCGGGGGCGGCCCTGGCGGCGCCCGCACGGTGCTGGGACGCGTATTGGCGACAGCCGGAAGCGAGGCGCTGATCAATGCCGGCACTGAGGCCGTGATGCAGCCCTGGGTGCAGGACTGGCGCGCCAAGGCGGGCCTTGACCATGGCTGGGACCAGGCCGTGAGCAATGTTGCCTTTGCTGCTGGGCTGGGTGGGTTATTTGGAACCGCTGGACGCGGGCTTGCCGAAACGGTTGACTTTTCCCGACTGACGCCAGAGGCCCGCGCAGCCATGGCGCCCGAGCTGCGCGGCGCGATCGACGCCGGCAATGTGCTGGGCAGCATCGAAACGCAGCGCCCGCCCGATGTCAGTCCACGCCAGCATGAAAGCCTGCTGGCCGAGGCCGAACTTGCGGTCCATCACCAGCCCGCCGCGCCAGCCATCGAACCCGATGATATGCAGATCAA